CGTCGCCGTTCCCGACAACCGACATCGACGCCACACCGGACCCGATGAACCACTCGTAGATCGCGCCCGGCGGGATCTTGATGGTCCCGTCAGCCGCAGCCACCGCCGTAGTCGAATCAAACCGGGCGTAGATCGCCGTGGTCGAGCTGTTGATGATCTGCGCCCGGCAGTTCACCCCGCCCGTCGTGATCGCCACCGTGTCAGCCGTCGTCCCCGACAACGTCTTGTGGATACCCGTCGGAACCCCAGCAACAGTAAAACTCTGGGCCGCCATATCCCACCACCTTTCAACACCTATCGTACCTGACGTGTAACGACATGCCCCGCCACCCTCAGGTGCGGTAGATCAGCTTGCCGCACAGCCAGCAGTCGGCCTGCACCGACAGGCTCGATCCGTGGTTCTGCCAGCCCCGCAGGTCCACCCGGATCACGGCAGCTGGTAGTCGAGCTCCACCGTGATATTCCACGCCAGAAAGTCGGTCGACACCCACGTAAACGGCGACGTCGCCGTCACATTCGTCCAGGTCGTCGACCCGTGCACGAAGTTCAACACCGTCCCACCAGCCGCGGCGTAGCACAGCCCCTTGTACACGGCGGTGCCGGTGTCGTTCAGCATCAGGTGCCCGACCTGGTAGCCGTTCGTGATGATCCCCGACGCAGACCAGCCGACCGGCATCGTCACATACCAAAGCCCCGACCCGTACGTCGTGGTCGACCCCATCGTGATCACACCACGCATGTGCCCCACCGACCCGAGCCGGCGGAACGACCCGGTGATCGTCCCGTTCCCGATCGCAGGGTTCGACACCGACCCGTACCACGACGGTGCGTACTGCTCCCACGGCGCCCACTGGGCGGTCGACCGGTAGTCCTCAGAGCCACGAACAGCCACAGGTCACGGCCTCCACGACAGCGGACGGTCATACGCGATCGTCATCTCAGCGTCGCCGTCCTCGAACTCGACGTACGGGGTGAGATCAACCCACTCCAACGTCCCCGTCAGATCGATGCTGGTGTCCCCGGTGTACCGGCGCAACAGCACCCCCATGCCGGAGCGGACAGGCCAGCGGAGGCCGAGGCACCGGAAGTACTGCGGCCAGATCGTCTCGCCCCGCCACTCCACCTGGTTTGCGTACTGCGGGTCATAGATCCCCTGCTCCGGCGCCCAGATCAACACCCGGCCGCCTGAGGGGATCGCGGTCATCTTGGCGATGTCGAACAGGTCCGACGAGCACTTCACCACCTGCTGCGCCGTCGGGCTGTTCAGGGTGGTGATCAGCCGGGAGGCGGCGAACGACGTGGCGTTCAACTGGACATCGGCTCCGTCGACCAGGGCGGTGACCCACAGCCGCTTGCCGTCAGGGGCGTAGAACGAACTGTACGACCCGCCATACGCTACCGACGACTGGGACAGCAGGTAGAGCTGGGAGGCGTAGTCCCACATGTCGTGCTCGGTTTCGAGCAGGCTCTTGATGCCCACAAGCCCGTTCTCCCGGCCTGCCGCCGACGGAGTGATGATCGTGGTCGGCGAGTTGTACAGCGACGTGTACGGCCCGATCGACAGCTCGAGCTCGTTGTTGATCCGCCACTCAACCTCGTAAATCTTGCACAGCGAATCGAGCAGTTCCCGATGCGAGATCCACTGCACCGACTGGGCGGTCAGCTGCGCCCCCGCCGTCGGGTCAGTCACAGCCCCCAACGTGATCGGGGTGTCCGACGTGACCGACGCCGCCCAGGCCGTCAACGTGCTGCCGGTCTGCGAGATCGCGTTGTAATAGGGCATGTCGAACCCGCCGAGGTTCGTTGTGTAATACCGGTTCCCGGTGCCCAACCAGCAGGCCGGGCCGTGCCCACCGATCCGGCGTTGCGGCCCAGGACGAAACACCGTGCCCCGGAACAAGGCGAACTGCATGAGGGTGTCGTCCATGTCGACCGCGTCCATCAGGTCGGGCATGATGACCACCTCGGAGAACGCGGTGATCTTGTCCAACACCTCACGGGGTGTGTCCCGAGCGAGGGTGAGGTCCCAGTCGCCGAGCGACATCACCTGCTCGTTGATCACCTGAGCACCACCCGCTGCGTCTCAGTCTTCGTGTTGTACCACTGGTACAAGATGTCTTGGGCCTGGTTGATGTCGGTCGACGACGACCCGCCGAGCTCGAACCCGACCATGAACGGGGTGATCGAATTCCCGGTGGTTTGCACCAGCCGGCCCGACGCCCCGGTCAGCGACGGCGTCCCGTTCGCGATCGCCCACACCGCCCGGTTCCCCTCCGGTAGGTCAGTCGACGACGCCCGCACCCCACCCGTCAAAGCGGTAGCCGCCACGCTCGAGGTCGGCTCAAGCGCCACCACACCGCCGAGCGAACCCATCGTGTCCGACCGCACCGTCCCGCCAACGTGGGTTTCGCCACGGCGGACGGTCAGGTCGATCCACACCCGGCCGAACTGGGCGACTGTCGCCGCCTCAGCCATCACCAGCCGGATCGTGCACCGCTCCGGCCGGTTCACCAGGATCTGCACCGACGCCGTCGACAGATCCCACGAATGCGACGACCCGCCCCCGTAGTCGTGCTCGATCCGCCAGCCGACACCGGCGGCCAGGTCCTCCCACTGCGAGCCGTCGTACACCTCGAGCTCGAACGCCGTGTCCACGCTCGGGTGCAGAAACGCCCGCACCAAGCCGTTCGACAGAATCATCCCGTCGAACGACCTCGGGGCGAACCGGCCGGTCACCAGCTGCGACGTCGCCGACCCGTACGTCGTGCGGATCTCGCACGCCCCGTCGTAGTAGTCGCCCGGCGCCACCGTGTACGACGACACAAACGAACTGGCAGGCGGGTACGTCGTCCACGACGTCAACCCGCCCGACGCCGCCACACGGGTAGCGACCGACGTCGACTGCACCCCACACCAGAAATCAACCGACGCCGCCGGGACATGCTGCCGGTAGTAGTCAGTCGACCCCAACAGGGTGGTGGTCGTGATGCTGTGCGAGTTCGCCCGCACCCCCTCCACCGTGTACAACTCAACCTGCGGCATCGACCCGCCACCGAACCGGGTCATGTCGATCTGCCAGCTACCGGTTCCCTCAACGGCGAACAGGTTCGACGGGGTGAACGACGCGCCGGTCACCATGTAGTAGCCGTCGATCGACGAGTCTTCCGACCAGGTGACCGGAACCACCCGCTCGGTCTGGTCGTCCATCAACGCTGCGATGCGGTCCCTGATCGCCGCGCCGGTGCCCGGCCTGGCCGCGGATGACACCGAGCCGAGGATGATGTCGCCGGCCACACTCACGTTGTCGCCAGACACGTTCATCGCCAGCACGTCGACGTCGACGCCGTCGAACACCCGGCCCACAGTCAGGATGCTCACAGCCCCGCCCTCCGGTTCATCTCCGACGGTCTCGCCGTAGCGGTCGCTATCATCCGGCCGTCAAGGTTCACGACCGCCTCGAACCTTGCCGCCTGCCAGCCTCCAGGCGCCTGCTGCCCGCCCGCCAGCTCCGTCGGCGTGTACCCCGGCAGACGGGGCGAAGCGACCGCAGCACCGGCCATACGCCCGGCGGCGGACGACACGAGCCCGGCGCCGGACAACATGCCGCCGGCAAGGCCCTGCGCTGTTTGCATGCCGATCTCGTGGAACACCTTCGACGGCGACGCGATCCCCAAGATGTCCCGCACCGGGTCGGGGATGTTGTCCCGGATCAAGCCCTCGACCGCGCCCTTCAACTGGCCGCCCATCGACAGCAGACCGTTAATCAGGCCCTGCACGATCTCTTTGCCGGTGTCCCACAAGAACGTGCTAGCACCGAGAGTGCCTTCGGCCATCTTCGTGAGCAGGTCCTTGCCGAACTTGATCATGGCCGGCAGCGCCTCGTTCTGGGTCCACCGGTTGAACGCCATGATCCAGCCCGGCAGGTTCTTCGCCAGATCAACGGCAGCGTCAAGCACCCAGTCCGCAAGCTTCTTCTGGAACTCGAGCGTCTGCTTCACGAGCTCCGGGATCGCGGTGCCGACCGCCCACTCGACGAACGCCCCGATCCAGCCGGGCAGGTTGTCCTTCAAGTAGCCGGCGGCCTGGACCACCCAATCGCCGAGCTGGTGGGCGATCTCCCCGACCTTCTCCGCCACCCACGGCAGAGCCGTCGTGTAGTACCAGTCAGCGAACGCAGCCAACCAGCCGGGCAGGTTGTCCTTCAAGTAGCCGGCGGCCTGGACCACCCAATCGCCGAGCTGCTTGGCGGCTGCCAGCATCTTGTCGCCGAGCCACGGGGCGGCCACCCCGTTCCACCACTGGGAGAACGTGTCCAGCCAGACAGGCAGGTTCTCTCGCAGGTAGGGGACGGCGCTGTCGGTGATCCACGACCCGAACTTCTTGCCGACCTCCAGCAGGAACCGGCCGATCGCCGGCAGCGCCGACGTGTACAGCCAGTCAGCGGCCCACATCCACACGTCGACCAGTTTCCGGCCGATCTCCCCGAGGGCGGCGGTCCAGCCGCCGTCACGGAACACCGCCGACAACTTCCCGAACCAGGCAACAACCTTGCCGGCGTAGATCCCGACCTGCTCGAAGAACCCGAACACCCCGCTCGTCGTCCGCCCGTCAGCGAAGTTCTGAAACCCCGACGTCAGCACCTTGAACGCCGTCGAGATCCGAGGCAGCCACACATCGGCCAAAGCGCCGAACGCCGGGATCAGCTTCGAGTTCGCGAACGACACGATCCGCTGCACCACCGGCAACAAGGCCGACCCGATCTTGCCTTTCAGGTTGTCGATCTGCGCCGACAAGATGCGCTGCTGGTTCGCGAGCCCACCCGACGTCCGGGCGAAATCGCCCTGCGCCGCCGCCCCTTGCTCCATAATCAACGCCTGGGCGGCCATGATCTTCTGGCCCTGGGATAGCTCGCCGACCTGGCCCTCCATCACCTTCTCGAGCCCGAACCCTGCCTGCTCGAGATCACGAGAAGCGTCGGCATACTCCTGGCTGTTGTTCCCGTACTTCTCGAACGCCTCGTTAGCCTTGCGGGTCGCCTTGTCGACGACCTCCTGGGCCTTCGACAGCTTCAACGTGTCGACCTCGGCCTTCACCAGGCCCATCGATATCGCCTTCGCCTTGATCGACGCGGCGTCGAGCATGATCCCGAACTCGCGGATCGGTTCCGACTCGCCCCGGAACGCAGCCCCGATCTTCTCGATCGCGTCCTCCGGGGACGTGTTGAAGAACGAAGCGAAGTCCGACGCCATCCGCACGTTGTCGGCGGAGAACTTGACCAGATCTTCGCCGGCCAGACCGGCGGCCTTCCCGAACGTCGCGAACGTCGCCGCCCCGTCCAACGCCGCGAGCTTCGACTGGCCGAGCTCGGTGGCCGCCCCGGCGGCGAACTCGTTGATCGACCCGGCGGCGTCGCCGAACAACTGATCGATCTTCGTGGCCGCCTCGTTCAGGTCCGAAGCCTGCGAGATGCTGTCCCCGAGAAACCCGATCGCCGCTGACGCACCGGACTTGATCCCGTCAGCGATCAACGTGCCGGTCGCCACCGACCACGCCGACACCTTTGACCCGAACCCGGACAGAATGCCCTCGGCGTCGTCGGTGCCCTTCTTCAACCCGGACGAGTCGCCGGTGATGCGGATCTTCAGTTCCTTCGCCACCGCTAACCCCGCATCTCAACCAACGCCACACCACCGACCGGCGGCAACTTCCCCAACGCCTTCACGAACACATCGAGCTCGCCGTACGTCAGATCGTCGATCTCCCACGGCCTGATCCCGAACCAGTGCGCCAACCCCGGCAACGCCTCCCGAAGCTGACGCCTCACTCCGGGGGGCCGACCTCACCCCCGTCATCACCGACAACCAGGTCCAAGTCGAACTCGTCGCCAGACTCCCGCATGGCCCGCCACAAGTCGTCCTCGATCGCCTGGTACTGCACCAGCTCGCCCGCCTGCCGGCGGGCCAGGAACACCAGCGCAGCCACCCCGAACAACGCCCCACCCATCAGAGCCTCCACCGCCTTGGCGACGGTAAGCCCGGACTGCTGGAACAGTTCTCGTTCGATCCTCGGCCCGATCTCCGCCCGGTCGAAGACGTACACGACGCCATCGACACGGAAACGGAGCGCATCGGACTGCTGCTGCTTGGACAACTTGGGCGGGGCCATCAGGGAACCTCTCAGGGAGTGGAATCGACAGTCGTATAGGCGAGCTTGCAGATCGACCCGGACGAGGGCACCATCGCCGTGCCCTTCACCGTGATCTGCGTCATGTCCGGGCCGTCGATGTTCCCGAACGCCTCATCGATCCGGCACGCCGACATCGTGATCACCAACGACGGGTAGGTCGTCGAACCGGCCAGGGTCGGGCCGTTCGACGTGATCACCACCGGCTCGTAACTGTCCGCCACCGTCGCCGCCACACCACCGGTCGTCAGGATCTTCTGCAAGAACCCGACCTTCCCCGACGGGGTCGCATCCACGTACGCCTCGAGATCGCACGTCGCCTCGAACGTGATCTCCCGCATGCCTTCGACGGGCTCGCCACGCTGGTACGAGTTCTTGATCTGCAACCGGTCGTTCTGCATGCCGTTGTCGCACGACACCGACCAGTTCGTGACCGGCAGCGACAGGCTGTTCACCGTGATCGCCGACGCACCCCACGGCAGGAACTCCATGCCGCTCGCGTACGAAGCCGAGGCGAGCGCGGTGGTCATCAACATCGACTGGAACGTGCAGTTCGCCTCGAGCATCACCACCGACCCCTGCTCACACGAGATCGTCCAGTCCGACACCTTCCCGCCGGCGTAGGTGAACGCCTGGTTGGTGTCGCCGCAGATCCCACGGGGCCGGTTCACCTGCAACGTGAACCCCTTGCCGCACAGGCTCCCGATGTCGGCGTCGTGGGTGTAGGTGCTGTCGGTCAGCGACCCGGACGTGACCGACCCGCCGACCAGGTGCTCGAGCCAGAAACCCCAGTCCTTCGTCATCACCGGCAGCTTCACCGACCCGGCATGGCCGGTGATCCCCCGCACGAACCGGTCATACCGGACGGTGCGGCTCGTGGTGCGCATCACCTGCGGGGCGATGGTCTGCACCTCTGGGACGATCGACTCGCTTTCGAACTCGAAGAACGTGTCCACCACCACGGCCGTCCCGTAGCTGGACTCGGTCTTCACGCCGAGCTGGGTGTTCAGCGGCATCAGCCTTCACCTTCTTTCACGGCATCAGCCGCCTTCTTCATGTCAACGATCTCCCACTGATCCACCTGCTCCGCCAGCGACTCCGCCAGACGGGTAGGGACATCCGCGGTTTCACCACGCCGCACCGTCACCCAACGGCCCGGCGGATGCTCGAACTCCCGGCCATCGGACCGGCCGATGAACTTGATCCGTCGAAGGGCCATTCCAACTTCACTCTCCCCCGATGTCCAGGATGGGACAGATATACTTGACTGCGTGATGGACCACGCCGATACGAAGACGTGCACCGAATGCAAGCGGGCCCTGGCCTCGAGCGAGTTTCCTCGCAACCGCCGGACCAGGAGCGGTCTCCACTGGGCGTGCAAACAGTGCAACTCGGCTAGGGCCAAGGCTTGGCGGGATGCGAACAAGGCGCGAACGTCTGCGTACAACGCCGCGTACTACTCGACCAACCGGGAGCGAATCTCGGCAGACAGGGAGACTCGCCGCCAGGCCGACCCTGAAGCCAAGAGGAAGCAAGATCGCGCCTATGCGGCCCGCAACAGGGAGCGCAGACGCCAACAAAGCAGGGAGTGGTACACCACGCACGCTGGGACGTGGGCCGAATATAACCGCCGGCGACGCGCTGCCCTGAAGTCGCAAACCTCGACCAGGATTTCCATGGATGACCTCATCATGCGCATGTCGATGTTCGGTCACAGGTGCTGGATGTGCGGCGGCCCTTTCGAACACGTCGACCACGTCAAACCCCTCAGCAAGGGTGGGGCGCATATGCTCTGCAATCTGCGGCCCGCCTGTGCGGCATGCAACCACTCCAAGAAGGCTCGATGGCCTTTCGACACGAGGCTCGGGAAGTAGGAGATACATCAGCACCTCGCTAGAACCTTGACCTGCACCTCGGCGCCGGTCACGTCGGACTCGCCGATCCGGTACGTGCGGATCGAAGCGTTCAGAATCGACAGCGCACACGCCGTCCCACCGGCCGACACGTCGGCGCCCAGCACCGTGCGAATCGAACGGGGCTCCGTCGACCCGCACGACAGCAGCTCGTCGAGCTCGGCCTGCACCCGCTCCGCCCCTTTGCCGGGCAGTGGAAGGCAGATCAGCCGGAACATCACCACGTTCTGGTTGACCCGGCCGGCGCCCTCCGTGTACGTCACGTACGGATCGTCGGGCTGGACCACGATCATTGTCTGCGTGCCCCACTGCGGGGTGTTCGGCAGCACCGCCAGCGGGCGGACGTCGGCGATGTCGCCGAGCTTGTCGGCGATCGCCTGCCTGATCTCGCCGAGGTTCACAACAGCCCCGCGATCTCGGCCCGGTGCTCGAGCTGATCCTCATAGGCGGCGAACACTTCGGTGACCCGGCTGTCGATCGCGTCGTAGATGAACGGCTGCGGCGAGATCGGGCCGCCACGGACGGCGTGCTTGACGCCATGCTTCCCGGCGTAACGGGCTGCCTTGTTGATCGACGTCTTCCGCGTCTTCGACAACGCAGTCCCAGACGACCGCCCCAGAGCGTCCTGCAACGCTGTACGACGCTCCTTCAACGTCCCCTGCAACCCGGAGCCAAGCCCACGAGTCGACCAGCCGAAGTGGATGACCCCGGCGTACTCGACCTCGCCACGGTTCCCGGCCAGGATGTATCCGAACGTCGCTGTGGCGTCGCTGTCGATCGACGCCTTCAAGTTCCCCGACCGCACCGGCACGTTCCGCTTCGCCCCAGGCACGACGACCTCGTCGACAACCTGCTTGTTCATCGACTTCGCATCGGCAGGAGTGCCGCCCATCTTCTTGAGCGCATCCAACGCCTCGCGCAGACCGTCGAGCTCGATCGACGGGTTCACGCGATCGCCGCCTTCGGACGAGCCCGGTACTTGCCGAGCAGATCCTGCACCGTCGGGTCGTCACGAACCGCGGACTCGAAGAACCCTTGAAACCCGCCCTGCCCGGCGACCGTCGCCCGGCGCTGATGCCAAGCCGCCACAAGCATGCGGGCGGCCAACGTCACCGACGCCGGCACCGAATCCCAACCCCAGATCGCAGTGACCTGCACCCCTGGGCGGTCGAACCACACCGGCCACCACTTGCCCCGCAGCCGGTCCGCCTGCAACGCCCGCACCGGCCAACCCGACTTGCCGTCTGGGCCGACACCGGAGAACGGCACCACCGAGTAGTCCGACGACGACCACGTCGTCCCGAACGTCCCGTCACCGGTGTCGTCGGTCTTCACAACCATCCCAGTCGTGTCGCCGATCACCGACGGAAACAGCCTGACCGTCGCGAACGAGTCAGCCACGAACAGCCGGGCCGACGCCACATCGGAGTCCTGGGCGAACCGCTGCCCGCAGTAGGCGTCGATCGCCTCGTCCACCGCCAGCAACACAGCGTTCAACTCCGGGTCATCGGCAGAGTCGTCGAACCCCAACCAATCCCGACAATCGGCGACCGTCACATACGTCACTGCGCCCGCCTCGAGGTGCGCCGCGCCTTTCCAGGCTCCGCCGTCGCCTCCTCAACCACCGCAGCGGCGATCGCCGACGGGTCTACGCCTCCGAGGTCGATGTTCACGGTTAGGCCGCCGCCTTGCCGCTCGAAAGCCCCATCCTCAGCGCCGTCGAGCATCAGGTCGCCGTCGTTGACAACACGACCGGGATCAACCCAGCCACACGCCGTCAACGTCCTACGCACACAAACCCACATGCCCTCACACCTCTTTCGACTGGGTAGGCCCCGGCAGGGAACCGGCGAATGGTTCAACCTGCCGGGGCCAACTCACACGCCCGCCCAGCGTGCGAACTACGAGTTCGCCCCGGCGATCCCGTACCACTTGACACCGGTGCAGAACAGGATCGCCGTCTCCGACTGCGTCGGGGTCACAACCGTCGCCGAGTCGGCGCTGATCGTCAGCACCTCCGCGGCGTCAGCGGCGTTGGCGATGCACACGATCTGACCGGCCATGCCGGCAGTCGCAGCGTTCGGCAGAACCACCGAACGGCCAGCGCCGCCCGGGTCAAGCGTGAATATCGACGACGCCAGAACCTCAGCGGCAGTGATCGTCCGGGTCCCGCTCAGGGTCTCGACGGTGCCGCTGTTGGAAACTGCAAGGGGATGAGCCATCGTTGTTTCTCCTCAGTCCGATCAGGTGATGTTCAGCGTCGCGAGAGCGGACGAGTTGACGACAGCAGCCCCGTTCCGCCACCAGGCGTACAGGCCACGGATGCCCATCGGGTAGTTGTTGCCGGTCCCGAACACGTGGGGCACGAGCTCCACCGACATGCCGACCCGGTCGACGATGGTGTACGCCTCACGGAAGTCGCCGAACAGCATCACGTAGTTCTCGCCCGACCCGTAGGTCGAGTCCATCGCAGCGTTGCCGTACACCGGCCGCCCCAGGATGGTGCCCGGACGGTCCAGCGAGATCGACTCTTGGAAGATGTCCTTCTGAGCGGCGCCGAACTGGCGGACCTTGTCGAAGATCAGCTCGTTCGCCATCCACTGGCCCCGGTACCGGAACCGGTTCGCCACCTTGTTCGCCAGCGCGTAGATGTCCACAGCAGCAAACGTGTCAGCCGAAGCCGACGCCTGCGTCTGGCCGGTGTAGTTGGTGTACATGTCGTACGCCACGCCGAGCGGCTGGGTGCTGCCGGTGCCGAGGGTGAACTTGTCGATCTCGAGATCGTCCTTCGCCACCATCAGCAGACGACGCATCTCCGTCTCCATCGCCGCCCAGTCGCCCTGGATCTCGACGGTGAACGGCACGAACGCATGCGCCTTGTACGGGGTGATCGTCTTGATCGCCAGCGTCGGCGCACCGTCGGTCGCCTCGGTGCCCTCAGCGACGTAGGAGGCGGTCACACCGGCGGACTGCACCACGTTGTAGTTGTCGCCGGTGATCTGCACCACGTTGGCGAGCTGACGCACCGGGTTGGCGGTAAGCCCGTTGTGGGTGCCGGTCAGGATGATGGTCGGGTCGAGCACCGTCGGCACGGCATACCCGCCGGAAGCGTCGGTCAGGCTCGCGGCCCGGACGTGCTGCACGGCACGGATCTCGTCGGCGGTGAGCTCGAACTGCCGGCCGGCGAGCAGCTTGCCGAACGCCGAGCGGTACGACTCGCGGGAGGCGGCGATGATGTGCCGGGACAGAACCCCGGACGGGTCATCGGCACGCTCAAGGGTGCGGGTCATCTGCTCGCGGACATGATCGTCGCTGCGGGAGATCCGCTCGATCGCAGTGCGGGCAGCGCCACGAACCTGCTCGATCGGGCCGTACTGCACGCTCTCGTCATCCAGCGGGTCGGCCTGACGGATCAGCACCTGCGGGGCTCCGGCCACCTGCGCCCGCTCCGGGGCGTTGGCGATGTCCTCAAGCTGCTTGAGCTCGGCCTGCATCCGCTCGATCTCAGGGCCGGCCGCCTCGAACTCGGCGACATCAGCCTCGAACTGGGCACGCTCATCGGCGGTGGGATCACCGTCACGGGTGGCGTACTCCTGAAGGGCGGCACGCAGACTATTGCTGCGCTCCACCTTCGCATTGATGGCGCTACGCAGCGCCTCGATCCGGGTCACTCGGAATCACTCCTAGGGAAGTCAGCGCACGAATGCGCATCTCTCGCCGGGTGATCCCAACCGGGGGATCGGCCTCGGCCCTTACGGGTCCGGTGCCACCTACCGGGGTGACGGCCGTATCACGAACAATCGTACCAGCAACACCCGCCGACCTAGCAGCAAGCAACTCCTCAGGGATCACCCAGAACTTGCACACCGCCTCAGGCGCAACATCGCCCTCGACAAGCTCACACGCCCTCGGCCCCTCGAAGAACGCACAGTTCGAACACAACATCCCCGCCGCAGCGAACGGGTTGTCCGTCACGTAATGCGCCCCGTCGTTCCCGGTGGACTGATCGAACTTGCCGTGGATCTCCACCACGTCCTCGAGCGCCTTGTACAACGCCTGCTGCCGAGGAGCGAACGAGTAGATGCTGTCATCCATCGCACGCTCCACCCGCTGCCCGTACACAGACCGGTACAGGTCGAGCGCCTTGGACCGCACACCAACCGACGTCCCCTCGTACGCCGGGTGCACAACCACCCCAGCTTCGAACAGGGCGACCTCGGTCAACTGGCGGTGGTGCACGGTGCCGGTCTTGTCCCAGCGTTCGCCGACGACCTTGAACTTGAACGACATGCCGTCCAGCGCGCCGGATTCGATCGCCGCCCGGATCGGGATGGTGTGCCACGTATCGTGGATACGGCCCTCGCCCCACAAGCCCTTGCGGTCCTCGCGCAGGTCGGTCCACACCCCGATCGGCAGAGCGCCAAACGCCGGGTCGTGCCCGTGGTTGAACTGCATCTTCACTTTCGCCGGGCCACGCTCCCCCAACGTCTTGGAGAACGCCCCGCGCCGGATCTCCTCCGAGTAATCACCGGCCCAGTCGGAGATCATCGTGCGCTCACCGAACTTGGCGATGTACCCCGACACCGACAGCCCGTCGCCATCCGGGGCCGCCCGGAACTCGAACTCGCCGAGCTCCGCCGACAACGCCCGCTCATGCACCCGATCAGCCACCGCTACCACCTTGATTCCCAGACCCAGGCGCCTGTGTCTGCACCGACAACAGCCCCGAGTGCTGCAACTTCGACCAGTCACCCGACGTCACCGCAGCCATCACAGCGTCGGGCACAAACCCGCCATCGACCAGCGTGCGCATCGTGTTCGCCTGCTGCGCCTGTACCTGAGCGTCGTCAAGAGCGTCCGCCTGCAACGCCGCCACGCCAGCCACGTCGTACCAGAGCTCGAACCCCTGCGGCTTCGGGATCAACGGCCGGAACGCCTCCACCGCCTTCATCCACAGGTACCGAAGCTTACGGTCAGAGATCGACCGGTTCCCTTCCTTCGTGTTCGAGTAGTTGACCTGCATCAACCCAATCGCCATCGGGTTGATGCCGGCCGCCAGAGCGATATCGAAGTGGACCTGGTTGCGGATGTTGCCGGCGTCGAGATCCTTGAGGCTCGAGCCGATGACCTTGATGTCGGCGCCGCCGCCGAGGAACGCCGTCCGGAACGATCGTTCGACACCGGCGTGCTTCTCAAAGAACAGATCCCGGAACTCCTTGATCTCCTCGACGTCCTTGTCGGGGTCGAAGGTGACCACGTTGTTCGGGGTGGCGTGGTTCTCCCAGAACTTCGTGAGGAACCGGCGCGCCGAGTTGTCGGACTGCACGTCCTCCATCGCCGGGCGCAGCCACGACATCCCACGGAACCGTGCGTCCGGGTCGCGCTCCGGGCAGTAGTGCGCCACCTCCGACCACAAGAACGTTTCGGCGTCTTTCGCCGCCACACCGGTCGGCTTGTAAATCACCCCGACCGGGCGGGCATCCCACGCCAACTGGGGGTCATCGGCGTCGCGGTCCGAGCCGAGAACGATCGTGACCCACTCGGCGGGCAGCCGGCGCAACGTCGGGCCGTCCAACACCCAGAAACTGTTCCCGGTGGTCGCGACATCGATCTCGCACCACTCAAGAATCGACGCCGGGTTGTCGAGCGGGGCGAGCCCCGAGTCGGTGCGGACATCGGACGCCATCGGCTTCACACCGGCGCCGTACCGCTTCCACACGAACCGGGCCTGCGAGAACAGATCGGCCCTGGCCCGGAAGATGCCGTACACCACACCGTTCGATGTGAGCGCCTGCCGCTCGCCCAGCAGCCTGGCCGGTTCGGTAGGGCCATACGACTGGGTCGACAGCAGGTAGGCGCCGCCGTTGTACCGCAGCAACTCGGCCGGGTACGGAAACGTGAGACTGCGGGCCTGGGTCGGCTGGAAGCCTGGGACAGCGGCGCGGACCAGGTCGCCGAACTTCACCGGTCGCCGCCGCTCAACTGCACCGCTCGCATAGCCCACCCGATCACGACCACCACCGCGCCCCCAACCAGCAGCCCGGCCCCGCCGAACTGCACGGCCGCGCCAACCAGGACGGCCACAAGGCCGACCAACTGCACGACATCAGGGACACGCAGACCCACCACCACACCTAGCATACGGGTAACGACATGACACGTCACGGCATGCGGTGAAACGTCAGAGCACCGCCAGCGAAGACCGGGTCACCAACGGCGCCGCCCACAACGCCCAGGTCATCGCGACGATCGGCGAGATATCCACGTCAGACCTAGAGCGCGACCACTTCCACACCCCGTCACCCATGTCCTTACGGCGAGCCCCCGCGACCGCGGTCACCACGGCCGGGTGCAAACTCTCGTCGCACAACCAGCGAAGCCCGCGCGCCCCGACCGCCGTCACCAGCCGGGTCGACGCCTCCGTCGCCTCGCGGGCCTTCAAGTCGCGGAACTTGCCCGCTAGCTCCACCGCCGGGCCGCTGGGGTCACGCACCCAGCACTTCGGCCGGTGCCGGTCGAGCTCCGCGCGCCGCGCTGGCAGCCAATCCACGCCCGGCCGATGGTCGACCAGCTCCACATGCGGCAACCCATCCGGACGGATCGCCACCATCGCGATCGCAGCAGCGGCCCCGCCTGGCGCCACGTCGACGGCGAAAGCCACCTTGCCGCCGTACTCAGACGACGGATCAGCCAGACCGTTCCACTCGGCAAGCGGGAACAGCGGCGGGTCCACCGCCGGCTCCGGGTCCGGCACCCCCAACCGCTCCCGGTCGAACTCATTAGCTGGCATCGTGCGCAGCTCGGTCTCAACCGCCTCGAGCGAGATACGGATACCCAACGCCGGGTTCGCCAGCGCCCACACCTTCGGGTCCCTGCGCGCCGCCTCCCAACCAGGCGTGCCACGCCCGCCGTAGTCGTCCGGGTCGACCGAATGCTCGACGTACGCCAACCGGCCGCCATCGCCGGACATGGCACGACGCCGCAGCGCATGCAACTGTGCCGACGATTCCAACGCCGCCGACGAGAAGTACCCAACCCACGGGTTTACCTGCGCTGACATCGTCGGGATCAACGACGCCATCGAAGCCGAGTCCAACGAGAACGCCTCGTCGAAGAACAACACCGGGGCCGAGAACCCACGCCCCGAGTTCTTCGACCTCGCCAAGTAGCGGAGCCGACCGCCACCAGCAGCACGGGTGAGCTCGAACCCCTCCTTGCCGTTCGACACCTGCGGCTTCATCGTCTTGCGGCGCAGGTCGTCGCAGCCCTCGATCAGGTTCTGCATCCGCCGGAAGGACTCAAGCGCTGTCGGAAAGTAGTGCGCCGAGTACAGCACCAGCGGGGTCTTGAGCAGGTACAGGAACCCGAGCTTCAACGCTTCAATGATCCCGCCCTTGCCATTCTGGCGGGGGTCGACGTCGCCGAACTCGCTTGCCGCCCACCAGCCGTCGTCACGGATCGCTGTCGCCACCCTGACGTGGTACTGCTGCCAGTCGTCAAGCAGCAGGCCCGCCGACTCCGCCAGGTCGATGAACTCCTGACCCAAGCTGGATGAGATCCCCGGCGGCAGATGCATCACTCGAGGCCGCTGAACGCCGAGCGCGGGCGCGGGCTGCAAGATCGTCACTGGCCGACTCGTCCTTCCCGACCGGCAGAGCGTCGAGCTCGGCCATCGTTTCCCGCAGCTGCTTGGCGATCGCCGGCAGCATCATGGCGTCGGCGTTGTCGAACGCCGCCGCTAATCCGTCCCGTAGAGCCTCCAGAACC